GATTCTTGAGGTTTAATCTTAATCCAATCATCACTTCTCTTAGTCCCAACAGAAGGACTATAGATATGATCAATTGTTTTCAATACCGCACCCTCATACTTTTGTTCTAGAAATTGTTGATAATAACCATCAATTAAAGTATAGAATTGATCTTCGTTAGAAGGAGTAATTTTAAAAGATGGAATAACTCTAAAATTAATTAATGAAGGTGTATTATTAATTAACATACAAGTTCTTTCATAAACACTTTCGTACGTTTCGGTATGATTTTTACTTAACCATTGAGTTAATTTATAACTTCCAAAGAGAGTTAAGATAGAATCTTCAACTTGTTCAGTTTTACGTCGAATAGCTCCAACCTCTTCTAAACAAGCTCCAGATTCTACTTCACCATCCATAACAAAACAACTATCCCAAAATGCATCATTAACTTGTTTTTCAAGAATTTGCAAGGATGTAATATCTTTTCCAGTACGTGTATAAAATTTAATTCCTTGATTTGGATATTTAATTCCAATACATCTCATACCATCAATTTTTGGCTGAATAACATATGAGTTATTAAATTTAATATTCTTTACTTTATCTAATCTTTTAGCAAACATTACTTCAAATTGTTTAATATTTAACTTCTTACAATACTTATTCACATCTGTAGCATTAATACCAAGACGTAACTTATTGTCGAGAATATTAAGAAACATCTCAACTTCATCAGAACCATTTAATTGATTAGCAAAATCAATACATTTCTGATTAGCTGCATTACCTCTAAGCTCTTCTGAAGATAGGATATTTAATAGGCTAAAAAGTTCTTCGTCTAACTCTTGGTTAGATTTAAATGACAATAGACCAATATCAGAAAGTCCAGAATTAATTTTATCTACAACAGCAAAAAACCTCACATCTTTATCAAAAATAATATTAAGTAATTTTGGATAAAAATCTCCTTGATTGGCAATTTCATCTAATAAATAAGCTTTATCAATCTTCTTCCCAACTTGACCGATCTGTACTAATTGTTTCAAGATCATCTATGTAAACTCCACAGATAGAACATCTCTCATTGAGGAAGTTCTTATCATTATTCATTATAGGAAGGTGATTACTACGCGCATGTTTAGCGCAATAGCAGTCACCGTATTCAGGATCGTAATATCCAATTACTTTAAGTGCAATGTTTTGAGGCATTTCTCAAACTCGTTATACGATTCAAACTTGAGGATTTCTGGACGATCAGGGCATTCAAAGAAAGTCTTCACGACTGTCCACTGTCCATCCGTTTCTTTGGAGATAGTAACTTTATTACTAAGATATCGTTTATTCTTTCCAATAATAATATTTTTACCCTTAACGTTTGCGATCTTAATCTCTACATCGATAATTCCAGTATTAATATGATCATAAAGATCCTTTTTGTATAACTGATTTTCTACTTTCTGCCTATATTCAAAAGTATGAACTTCCTTAAGTTTATGCTCCGAAGATAGAATCCTCTCAATTTTTTCTTTAGTAGTACATCCACTAATATCAATAACACCTTCAAGTAGATTTTCTTCGGATAACTTTTTAACCCCAGTAGGATGATTTGGAATTTCAATATTAATCAAATAATATTTAACCCCACGACCCTTACCACCCTTCTTAACTTCCTGAAGATCTAATGCTGCATTAACTAACCTCTTAATATCATTAAGATTATCATCTCCAAATTCATTTCTCAGATCATCTACACTGGCTCCAGATGTTCCATGTTTACCAAGACTTTTCAAAAGATCAGCTAACCGCATTAAATTTCTCCAGAAAAAAGAATTCTTAGATATTCCCTCATATCTTCATAATCATTAAAAGTCTCTACTTCAAATGATTCAGTATGAGTATTATATTTATTAATAATAAACTTTCTTCCAATTTGTTTAATTCCCATCTTATTATAAACTGTGCGAGAGATCTTTTGACCAATTACATTCTTCTTTTTTACCTTATCATATCTTACAAAATTCTGTTCTATAACAGATCCAGATTTGAAGAATGAAACTAAATCTTTATCATCTTTTCCAAACTTCATAATATTACAAAATACACCTTCTCCAGAAACTGGTTTATCTGATTTCAAAATAGATTCCAATTCTGAATGATCTAATGAATCTGCAAATTCTTCAACTTCCGATTCTTTCTTTGGTTCTGGTTTTACGGGCTCTATACCTTTAGCATAATATCTAGTTCCGCGCTTTTTACCTTCTGTAAAAATTTCATCATTATTAAGTCCAGATTTAATATATTGTTTCAATAAAGATTCATCTTCGAATAATTCTTTTAACTCTCCCATTGAAGCGCCAGTTGGTTGAGTTTTCAAATATGTTACTAACTCTCTAAGACTATCCATTTTTGACATTTGTTAGCCCATATATGAAACTAATACCATCTTTTATATTTTCAAATTTCTTAAGTTGATTTATAGTTCCATTTTTCATAAATTTAATTTGAAAAATATCATTTCTATCTAAACCAACACTAATTGCAGTTGCTTCATCGGAAATAAGAAAATTACTTAATTCATCGATACGTTCTTCTACTCTTCGTTCTTTACTTAACTCTTCCATAATACTTTCAACTTCACTACAAGATACTGTTTTATAAATATATTTAGAAGACTTTCTAACGCCTTCGTGATAAATCTCTTCTTCATTACAAAGTTTATTTAATACATCAATAATATCACTTCTACTTAATTCTAATTCTTCAATTATCATTGGAATTGTTACTACTTTACGCTTTTTAATAAAATCTAAAATATCACTATAATTATTACTTGGTGTATCATTCTTATTTTCTTTAACTTCTTCAGATTCAGAATCACCTTTACCAACTAATCTATATTTGGTCCAACGTAAAGATCCTTGTGATTCCACTTTCTTTTCTTCAATCAATTCCTTAACTGATGACAAGATGTTAGGAACTGAAACATCATCAATTCCCAACTCAGTTCTAGCCCACCACCCTGGAAACTTTTCTGACAGGTCTAGGATGCGTTGCTTTAAATCAGAATTAGAGGTATTGAAAGTTTCAGATACTTCTACTTCTTCTTTTAAATTCATATTAGATGTATAATAGGCTCCTTTTTTATTACCGATCATTTGAATTCTATTTTCGATACGCAAATTATTTAAGGCATAGCGCAAAACAAATTCAGGGTTATTTGGATACTTCTCAAACAAATCTTTTGTTGTAAAAGTTTCTTTTGTAGAAGCAAATTTTAATATCTTTTCTTCTAACTCAATTGGAATGTCTTTCTTTTCGATTCCCAACTTTACAATTCCTCAGGAATTAATTCCTCTTCAGTATAATATTTACCATCAACTTCATAATTAATGCTTAATACTTCGCCACAGACTTCTTCTGTTTTAGCATCTTGTTTACTAATTAAATTCCATAATTTTTCATTATCTTCATTTAATTCTTTCAAATGATCTAAATTTTCTATTTCAAATTCAATATTTTCCGTAACATTATGCTCAAGAATCATTGTTACTTTCATTATACTTCTCCAAGAATTAATTCCTTAAAATAAGGAAGTTGTTCGATTGCAGGGCAGATAACTTCACGCCATTCTGGCATTCTGTGATTAAGTCTGTCTCTATGTATGGACGCAAGACATTCATAACTAAATGATCTATTACGAGCCTGTAACCAACCTTCCGGTAAACATGACTTCAGAATTTCAATTGGAATTTCTTGTCGAGAACCATATTGAAGAACTAATGAATCAATATTCCATTTAAATTGATTAATTACATATTCGGGAGTATAATCTACAAACATATCTTTAGTAATTTCTTTAACTTCTTTTAAAAGTGTATACATGGTACTTTCAGAAGAGATATTACCCACACCAACACTATAAGTATCCAGTTCAGCCCATATAGAACGTGGCATATTAATGTGGAACCAAGCCGTAATACCTCTACGAAATTTACTATGCACAGGACCTTGTTTAATTAATTTAGATGCAAGAGCGGCATCTTTAGGACCAAGAATTAAGTTAGTGTCATAAGGAAATTTTGCTTTTAATTCAATTCGAGAATCACCTTTTGATTTAGTTGGAAATCTCATTCCAGCGGTAGATGCTATAAAACCAGCAACTTCAATTAATTTAAATTCTACATTCATATCATATCCTTATGACAGACCAATTAAGTTATCAACTAAAATTTCTTCAAGTTCAATATTATATAAATAATGTTCAATACAATTAATATTTTCTGTTAATAAAATTTCAGTAGGAATATTAAAATGTAATTGTAGATTACACTTAATAGATCTATTAATATTTATAGTTTCAAGTTTATCAATTTCATATTTGATAGAATGCATATTAAAGATTTGGATTAAGTGAAATCTTATAATTCATAGCTTTATCAAATGCTGTGAAGATAGGTTCCATACAAGCACTCCAGTCAAATTCTTCAGATTGGTCTGTGTATGTATTCCCACTATCTTCATCCATATATTCATAATTAGAACATTCAATTTGCTCCGCGACAACCCCATCTAACAAAATTAATTTTTCCAAATCATTATTACCTAAAGATCCAACCACGGGAAATCGAAAACTACAATATCGATTCTTGCCATATTCATCAGGATTATTGAATCTGATATAGCAAAAATCATGATCAATTCTACTAGTCCATTTCCAGGTGTGGCCGTAGAGATTGGCACACAATACCTGAAGTGAACCTAATGAAATAATTCTAACTTTATTTACTAACCAAGTGATCATTCTACTTTCCTTCCATCAATTTCAATCACTTTACTTATACCAGTTTTTTCATCTAATTCAAGTGTTAATTCGAATTCATCACAAGTATGACTAAACATTTTAGTAGCTTCATAAGATAAACCTATTTCAACTCCTTTATCCCATAAAGAATCATCATTACCATGAACGTAAACCTTAACTATCTTCATTATCCTCTCCATAAGTTTCATCTAAATATTCTTTAGTTTCTTCTTCAGTTTTAAATGGACCTGACCAATCTGTACTATCAAGATAACCGGGCATTGTCAAACGACCAAACCATCCCTGTTTTGATTGATAAAGACCTAATTCTTTTGCATATTCTATAGTAAATGGATGATAAGGATCATTATCTTCTGGACAAATCTCTTCTACAATATCCTCAAAAGACAATATACCTTGAGGTACACAAGTAATACCATTTTTACTTTCAATAATATCAAACCAATCAAATACAATTTCTGGTATCATTTACCTCTCCATGTCCCCGCAGCCTTCTGAGCCAATTCGTCAACAATTTCATTTAGAGTATTTCCATTATGTCCACGAACCCAAGTAGCTTTAACACTTTTATGTCGCTTAATTGCAGCATGTAACAATACCATTAAATCATGATTTAAACGCTTAGGATCTTTAATAAAAGAATTAATCCAGATATTAACCGAGTTGACGAGATAGGTAGCATCGGAAATAATCTCCACATGACATGGATGTTTTAGATAATTCAAACCATCGATAGCACCTTGTAGCTCCATTCGATTATTAGTTGTATTAATTATCTGTTTTGAAAAACTACTTTCTTTTTTTAATTCATAAAGTTCATATTCTGTATTATAAACTAAGTATTGAACTAAAAATGCATATCCACCTACATTACGTTTTCTAGAATATGCTCCATCTGTTATTAGTAATACTTTACTATTCATATTATTCCTAAATAGGTGTGTGACTTTTTAGATCACACACCTTTAGTTATTTATACTTCCTTCAGACAATTATCGTAGCGTTCGAGAATTTCCTTAAGAAGTCCTTCAGTATCTTCTAAAGCAACATTCTCATAATGCCAATCGAGAATATCCTTCTGCTTAGCAATAAGATAAAACAGGATATTTTCATGATCACATTCATAATTATGAAGAACATTAATAAATGCTTCAAGTCCAACGCGAATGCGATAATTATCTAATTCGAAATCTGCAATTACACTATTCTCACGAATATTTACTTTATAATTTTCAGTTACAAAAATATACTTATAAAGAAAACTATTACCAAAACTCTTATTAATAGCAAGAATTCGAGTAGCTTCAGGAATTTTCTTAAGACGATCTAACTGTTCAATGCAAGTGAGAATTTCATCAGTAGAACCAATATGTTTACCTTTAAGTTCAAGAGCAAGAAAAATATTATCTTCATTAATAAAACCAGTAGTAGCAAAACTTTCATTCTTCTTAATGCGCTGTTCTAACTTGCGGTAATCGAAAGACATTATTATACCTCGAACCAATCATCAGCAAGGATATCAGAAATAGAAGGAACCCAAGGAACACAAGATTCATCAACGGACTTAAGCTTGACATCCTCCCCACGGCTAAAGCCGGGGGATTCCCTTAATTAGAGTCTTATGTCCAAGACCGACATTGAGAATATTAATAGCTGCATTCACGTCACGATCATGAAGTGTATGACAACTTTCACATTCCCATTGCCTTACGGATAAGCCGCTTAGACCTTGATGTTCGCCGATTTCTCCACAAACATTACAAGTGCGACTTGTCCAACTCTCGTTAACCTCTTTAAACTCAATACCAAGCTTAATAGCTTTATATGCAAGCATTGAGCGTAGCTGGGACCATCCAGCATCGAGGACAGATTTAGCCATTTTAGTTTTCGTTAACTTAGATGAAGATACATCTCCAACTATTACCAATTTAG